GACGGGGAAATTATCAATCGTACAGTTCACCTTGTCCTCCTCGCTGTACTCGGACCCAAAGGATGATTCGGACCCCGATTGGGACGAGCCTTCGTCGCCCTCATCACCCACATCCATCTCCATCTCATCGCATGTGACGGACGAATCGGACGAACAATCGGATCCGCTGGACGACGCAGACCCACTTCGGGCGCGTAAACTGAATGACGCAGTCTCGCTCGTAGTACCACCACTCTCACCCAACAGATCATTCATATCAAACGTATACTTGCGGTCTCCGCGCATAGTATCCTCTGCCACACCATTCGCCACACCACTCACCATAATATCGCCCAAACAATCGTCGCCCACCGTGGCCCCGTCCATTCGTACCGGGGGTTTGTGTTTGCGCGAATCGGTTCCCACACAGACCATATCGTCGTCCAGGTGGAACAGCGAGCCATTGTGTTCGTGGAAATAATCCGACCGTTCCAGGTACTCAATATCGTCCTGGACATCAAGTTCCAGCACCTGCTTGGTTCCCAAAAACGAGCCGTAGTAATCCAATCCGTGATCGAACCCGTGCCCGTGGAGCAACCCCGAAGTGAGGTAGGCGAAAAACCCATCCACGTAGGACACGTTATTCACGTCCATCATCTTCTTATGCCCCGCAAAGGTTACCGCGGTATCCCCGAACTTGGGGTATACGTTGACTGGGATATCGTCCGAGTACTTTCCCGTCATGTACTTTATAGGATCGATCAGGGGACTGAATTTTATAAACGTAGATATATCGTGTGTTTTTCCCACCGAATCGGTGGCCTTTCCTTGATATACATTGTACGAATTGCGGGAAACAAACTCATGAAGCAAACGTTGGTTATTCAATGTGATTGTGGGAGCATTTGATTCGGTACATTTGAAGAACCGATCGTAGATAGGAACATATGTCTGTGTATCGGCCATTCCCACCATATCGGCCGACTCATCGCTAATGAATGAAGGAGATGATGATTTCCTATAACTGAACTCCATCGCTTGTATGTATTTTAGTAATATACAATTACTTTACGTCTTTTTACGTGATGGTGTATGTGTGCATGTGTGCATGTATGCGTCAATGTCCCACTATTCTATTTGTATTGCAAATATATCAACCTTGTATGTCATTGGAACTCCGTAAATTTGATATGCGAAACATCAGTTTCAAACCCAACGAAAATAAGGGACCCGTTATAGTTCTTATAGGAAGACGTGATACAGGAAAGTCCTACTTGGTGAGAGATCTCCTATACTATCATCAGGATATCCCCATTGGTACAGTGATTTCCGGAACAGAGGACGGGAACGGATTCTACAGTTCCCATGTCCCAAAAGTATTCATTCACACCGCCTACAATACGGCCATCATTGAGAACATTCTGAAACGACAGAAGACCGTGTTGAAACAAATGAAAAAGGAAATGACGGCGTACAAACGCTCAAATATCGATCCGCGAACCTTTGTAATCCTTGACGATTGCCTGTACGATGCGGGGTGGACGAAAGATAAAATGATGCGACTTATCTTTATGAACGGGAGGCACTGGAAGATCATGATGCTTATAACTATGCAATATCCGTTAGGAATACCACCTAACCTGCGAACAAATATTGATTATGTTTTCATACTTCGTGAACCATACATTGCGAATCGAAAGCGAATCTACGAGAACTACGCGGGCATGTTTCCCACCTTTGAATCCTTCTGTCAAGTGATGGATCAGTGTACGGAGAACTACGAATGTCTGGTAGTAGACAACAATTCCAAGTCAAACAAACTGCAAGACCAGATCTTCTGGTACAAAGCCCAACCGCACGGGGATTTTCGGTTGGGATCCAAGGAATTTTGGGAAATGTCCAAGAATATGGGGTCAGATGACGAGGATGAGGCGTATGACCCGAAGTCAGGTAAGAAAAATGTACCGAAAATCACGGTGAAGAAGTCTAAATGGTAGAGTGTGTGGGGGGTGGTTTGGTTTTAAAAAGCAAGGCGTTTTTGTTCATCTTTGTGGATGAGAAAAATTTTACTTACGGTAGCGGTGCGTGAGTTTTGCTGCTCTTGCAAGAGCAGCAAGAAGATGATGTGTAGTGCCGCTCACCCGCTCACCCGCTCAAGACGAGCGGTTTGCTTTACCAATTGGTAAAGCAAGATTTTACTCCCTATATCGGTAAGAAAACCGTTCGTCTTCAAAGACGAACGGTTTTTACCCACCGCAGTGAATAAGGTATGAGATACACACCATGTGTGTCGTGTGATTTATTTTTAAAATTAAAAGGATTCGCACCATGTGGAAAAATCCTCAACTCGACCTTGCTGAGCGATTACAAGCGATGGAGGAAACGGATGGGAAAGGATGTGTTGGAGGATAAGGCGGTGATGAAAGAACTGAAGACATACCTGAACGCGTCCGAGTATGTCCAGAAAGCGACTGTGTGGACGGGGGCAGGAACGAACGAGGGGTACTATGGGATGTGTCTCCGGGAAGACGACGAGTACCACCACCGATTCACGTCCAGTACTGGAAAACGCGTGAACAAAGTGTGTGTGAAAACCGAGTAAATACTCGATACTTGGGAAACCATCGCCAAGGCCGCGGTGGGCGAAAAAATAAGTGCTTCCAAGATGAGCCAAAGTATCAAGAATAATGTTGTTTTCGGTGATTATACGTACCGTGTGGATGTGGGTGTATGAAAAGCACCCTCCACCCACTTCAAACACAAACCCTGTAATAATTTGCCGTGACGGCAGTTCTGCTGGATCTCTGGATTTCACAAACCTGGCCGGGTCTGATTCCAATCACATTGGCCACGGGATCAAACCGCGAAATGACGGGCAACTGTTTCATCGCATCGGTCACATTGTATTTCTTCAACATGGTCGTCCGGTCTTCCGGGGAAAGAATGGTGTGCTTGGGAACCAACGTATGGTTTAGGATATTGAATTGGAGGCGTTTGAGTCCAATCACGCGCACGTAGGTGTTATCCTGGACCCACATCTTCTCCATGAGTTTCATCAGTTTATCATTGGGATCGTCCAATGTAATTACAATCAATTCATCCTTGGGACCGAGCGTCTCGTCAATGGTGTATAGATCATCCACCAGGTCAGAGAGCGCGTTGGTGGTGCGGAAAGTACTGGTGACATTGTACCGCACGTACAGTTTGTTTCCAATTGCGCTTGGAGTCGCCCCTCCAATTGCGCTTGGAGTCGCCCCTCCAATTGCGCTTGGAGTCGGTTGGGGGGCGATACCCCCTCCAATTGCGCTTGGAGTCGCGTTACCAGCAACATCCTCCACTCCATCCCCACCCCTTTCCAGAGTCATATCCAACTGTCCGTGTTCCACCATGATTGCAATATCGGTAATTCCCACTCCTTCTAAATCATCCACCGCGTACCCCTGGTGCTTCAAAATTTCCAGGAGATTGATGCGTGATTTATAAATCTCCCTGATACGTTCGCTTGTGATATTGGATGACATGGTTCTGTATACATACCCATGTCATATTTTAAAATCAATTTTTGGAGGCTGCCATTTCCGCATACCATGTAATGTTTTTATACATATTGGAATCATCACTATATATCAATTGTCACGCGTTTCTTTGCCGATGGATCATCTGTTGTATCCGAAATTTCCGTCGTGTTATCAATTTCCGTTAAAAGCGAAATTTCCTCTTCAACCGGCGTGGTTTCCACGGGAATATCATCGGGGGTGTTGGGCGCGTACGGTGGGGAGGTGGAGTTGGGTGTGTTGGGTGTGTTGGGAGGCGACGCGGATTCGGGTGCGTAGGGAGGGGAGGGTGGATAATCTGGTGTATGTGGAGAGTTGGAGTTGGGTGCGTAGGGAGGTGATTCGGGCGCGTACGGTGGGGAGTTGGAGTTGGGCGCGTACGGTGGGGAGTTGGAGTTGGGCGCGTACGGTGGGGAGGCTGATGGTGGATAATCAGGTGTATGTGGAGAGTTGGAGTTGGGCGTGGTGGGTGCGTATGGTGGCGAATAATCGGGTGTACCTGGCGAATAATCGGGTGTACCTGGCGAATAATCGGGTGTACCTGGCGAATAATCGGGTGTTGTTGGGATATAATCTGGAGATTCCATATCATCCACATAAGGAGAATCAGGAACCTTTATTTTATTGGTGGCAAATTTCACGCGATTGGTTCGTTTACGCCCAATCGTCCGAACCGTATCACCCGCATCGGCCCCGGAAAGTTTATGCAAGTTATCCGAAAACGCCAATTCAGGAATTTGGTTTATATTATCATCCGTTATGATCCGCATCCGGACATTCATCGCCTGAAGTTCCTGAGTAAGTAATTTAAACGAATATGGGACCCGCACCACGGAAAATGACCGCCCGTGCCTCGAAATCACATCCACCTTCACATCCCCATCTGGCCCAATTTTATAATTCAACGGCCCATCGGCTTCGGGACTCAGGAAAATATTCTGTTCTTCATTGTACGCGGCGATTCCTCCAGTGAGATTACATACCGCCATGTAATATTCATCTCCGCGCTCCATCATGGATTCATTCAAAAATGCCATCGCCCCGTGTCCCACAACCCCGTCGCGCTCCATTTCTCCTATCCGCAACCCCCCATCATTCGCGCGCCCATGTACGGCCTGGCGCGTCACTGCCGTTCGCGGTCCCTTGGCGCGGAAATTTATCTTATCCTTCACCATATGTTTCAATCGCATATAGTAGGTGGGACCCACGTACACGTCGCTCTCAATTTGTTCCCCAGTCATTCCATTGTACATCACGTGACATCCGCTGGAACTGAATCCCGCATCCTGGAGCATGGACCCGTACGTCTCGTGTTTTGAGCCCGTGTTGACAAACGCCGTACAATCTCCAAACCCACCGTAAATCGCCGCGGCTTTCCCATACAATGATTCGATCAGTTGACCGATGGTCATACGACTGGGGAACGCATGGGGGTTCACAATGATATCGGGTCGAAGTCCGTCGGGCGTATACGGCATATCCTCCTCAGGAATCACGCGCCCCACTGTTCCCTTTTGACCGCACCTGCTACAGAACTTATCCCCAATGGCGGGCACACGACGTTCCCTGACCCTCACTTTTGCGATCCGTTTCCCCTCCTCGCCTTCGGTCATGTAAACCTTATCCACGTACCCCAACTGTCCCTTCTTGGCGGAAACCGATGCGTCGATCGTGATATCGGGGTTCGACTCATCGGTGGTCATGCGCCCAATCACAACCGTATCTTCATTCACCATTGTATTCTCACGAATCAACCCATTATCGTCCAACTGCGAGTAGTCGTTTCCTGGTCGGGTTCCATGGACCCCGTTCCCATCAATCTTCCCAAACACCGTGTTGGTAGTATTTCCGGGAATCACATTGGACTCCTCGTAGGATTCGTATGAATTCAAGTATGTCATGTTGAAGAGTCCCCGATCAACCGACCCCCCATTGAAGAGAATTGAGTCCTCCACATTGTACCCGTCGTAGCACATGATTGCGACCACCACATTCTCGCCGTACGGATGTTCGTCCCCCGAAATGTATTTCGTGTACCGACTCTTCACCAACGGGAGTTGGCCCGAATTCAACACCACACCCATCTTATCTATCCGCGTCTGGTAGTTGGAGTGGTACAGCGAAACAGCCTGCTTGGATTGACCGCAAGAAAATAGGTCGCGGGGCAATTGGTTGTTTTCCGGAAATACAATTTGGTTTCCCATCACACCCAACATCAGCGATGGGTGGATTTCCACGTGGGTGTAGGTTGTGTGATTGGTACTCACGAGGTCATCCGAACTCATTGCAATGTACGCCACGTCCTGCTCGTTCGTGTCAATGTACTCAATCAGTGCCCTATTTGATCGCACAATTGGGGCACCACCGACCACCCCACCGACCACCCCACCATCACCATCACCATCACCATCACCACCACCACCACCACCCACCAACGCATCCCACGAATACGCCCCATTATCCACCCCGGCAACCACTCGCTTATTCGCATAACTCGGTACCGCATCATCGTCCACGTAAAACACGGGACGGGTCAACCTCCCCCCATCGCTCCACACATCAATCACCGAATCATCAATGTTCCACGACATGCTCGTGTACGTATCGACTCCCCCCGTACGCCGCGCCTCCCTAAATATCGAGAGCGTGTGTTTCGCATCAGAAACGAACCCCACCACCGCCCCGTTAACAAACACGAGGGTACCGTAGGAAACCGTTTTGGGGTACGTCCCATCCAGTCGCCGAAGTTTCGCATGTTTCACCAACCACTGTACCATATCGCGTCGCGGGGTTCCACTGGTAATTCGCGCCATCACGGCCATATGTTTATGGAGCCCGATATTCCCTCCGTCGGGGGTATCCACAGGATCAATGATCCCAAATTGGGTGCCATGTAAATGTCGCGGCCCAACCACTTTCGCACTGGCATCCAATGGCAGATTGATTTTCCGTAAATGGGAAATCGCCGAATTGAACGATAGACGGTTTAACACTTGGACCACCCCCTCGCGTTTCGTGTTGGCCGACGCTCCCCAATTCCCCTTGAATCCACGTCCAATCCCCTCCTCCACGGTACGGGTCCGCAGACTCGCCATATGTTTCTCGATCAATGTCTTGAAGTAAAACACATTCTTCTCGCCTTTATGGTAGAAATAATCCTTGT